TACTTGATGTTGTCAGCGTACTGTGCATTAGGTTCAGCACCGGACGGCGACTCGGTGACAGTCGTGAGACCATTCCAAGCAACACCGAGATCGTAGACACCGGTTTCGTTCGGGAGATAGAGAACTCCATGATCTACACCGGTCTCATATACTCTTTCGCCGACCTGGTCCCAAGTCAAAGGGGCCATTGTCTTCCTTTCCCTTAGAAGTACACGCTATACACGTCGTGATTTAGATTATCCGCCGTATAGAACCGATTGAATAGACTCATCGGCATTGCCGCCACTTTTCTTGGGATGTCACTATCAGGATTTGGGTCAATCACCGTAATCATGTACCTTGGAATGTGATCATACGGCTTGTCATCGGCAAATTTCGTATGTGCAAAGTCACGTTTATAGATAATGCAAGGATATTGTAACTTGACATTAGTTGGTGGCTGAAAATAGACGTGTTCGGTAAACGTTTCAAGGAGTTGGTGCAGCTGCAGGCGTGCGGCCATTGTACACCTCCCCCAATCTTAGAATGAGACGGGGACTCTGCACTTCGACACTTGTAACTGTCCACAAAGTCCCCGCCCATTCCACATACCGAATGGCAAAGAAGTGTTCATTTGCATACGCATCGGCCACAATGCTGATAGAATTTTGAACGCTAAGATCAAAGTTGAGATTTTCGCCCTCTCGAAGATTTCGAGCATTCCGGATAACATCTCCGAAATATGAACGCTCAACAATCTGATCTTCCCACACGCCTGGCGTAGTTTCTACTGACTCACCGTAACCAACACGACCAGAGAACCTCGCCATGAATGACCTACTTTCCGATCAAGCAGAGGCCGTGTTCTTGAACTTCCACTCGTCTTCCTGGTTCGTGGTGAAGTAGTAGCCGGACTTCGGAACTGCCATGACAGTCACCGTCTCGCCCGGATCGACGTCAACAGTACCCGTCACGTTGGAACCATCGACCTGGTAGTCGACACCAGTCGTGGTCGGAATCGTGACAGTCTCACCGTCGAAGGTCGGAGCTGCAGGAGTAGCGACCGACGAACCGCTCGGAGCGCGCCTGATCACCAGAGCCGACCGCATCTTCGTCAGTGCACCCGAGAGGCGGGTCTCGTACAGGTACTTGTACTGGTTGTAGTCGATGTCGAAGTCGTCGAAGAAATTGACATCGCCACCCTTATCGGTACCCAGCGTGTAGTCCTTCAGATTCACGATGATACCGACGAGGTCCTCTTCCCGCTCCATCGTCTCGACAGTCACGATGGCTGAAACACCGATCTCAGAAGCGAGCTCGGCCGGGCTCTTCCACAGGCGATGATTGAACTGATCGCGCGTGAGGAGCAACTGGGTCAGGGTCGGAAGAGTAGTGTAGAACACGGGGGAACCCGAACCCTTGTAGTAGCCCATAGCCGAGACGATTCCGTCGACAGTCTCGACTGAATTTGCACCGTCATCGACCGTAACGGTTGCCGCATAGAGATCGTGATCATGGAGGATCGAGCGGATACCCGCACCTTCCGAAGCGCCCGCCGGATCCTTGATCTTGTCGTCGTCATCGACATCGCGACCGTCGCCGATCAGAATGGCCGATGCGATCTCCTCGTCGAGCATGAGGCGCATCTCAGCCTTGAGCCAAGCGACCACGTCGAAGTCGGTGATGTCCAGAATATCGTCACGATCCAGCTTCTGCTTCTTGTAGACCGTGCTGGGCGTCGTGACGCGCTTCGAAACGCCGAACCACTCTTCCTTCTTGAAAGTGCCCGTGATGTAACCACGTGCGCGGGCCTCTTCCATCGTGAGATCGGCGGAGATCGACTTGATACGAGTGAAGGGCGAATGCTTGGTCCCGTTGAGAACACCAGAGACCCACTCGACCCTCCGACTATCGAACTCCGGAGAGTCCATGACCGCGCGGGCATCGGGGAAGAGGACATCGATGTTCTCGATGCCATGCTTGAGCGCATAGTTCTGCACAGCTTCCTTCAGAGAACCGCCTCTCTTGGCCTCGTCCACGATTCCAATGAGGGCGTCATGAGTCAGAACATGCTCCTCTTCCTGCTTGCCTCCGCTCTGCTGCTCGAAGACATTACGAGTCATGTGCCGTCCTTCCTCTTCCTTAGTGTCATCAGCATGAACAAGTTCCGACTCTGACTTATCCTTAGTGTCGGAATGAGCAGCGTCCTCGGAAGCTTTCCCATCGGAATGAGATGCAGACGCTTCCTCAAGAGCGGCACCTACCATGAAATGAACGACGCTCTTCTGCTCGTCGGTCATCGAGTCATAGACTTCCTGAACAGTCGGACCATCATCTTCGGTATCCTGATTGTCCTGATGCTCGACTTCATCATCAGACTCTTTGGCATCACCGTGACGAAGTTCCAATCCGGTGTAGATAATTGCTTCATCATCGAGCGTTACCATATCGCCGTCGCCGTGTGCCAACGTGATATTGTCGATAAGTGCACCAGGATTAGCTCCGGAAAGAACTAGGCTCAACTCACGAATGAATCCATGAAGAACCTGCTTGGACTTTTCGGTAAGTTGATTTGCATAGATTGACAGCGATGTAATATCCTTGTGCTGTACCAGGGTCTTGGCGTTCTTAGCCGTCTCAGTATCGTTGAAGAATCCATAAGCATAAACGCCATCTTCACGATTCTCGAGTAGTGCGTGACCAAGCACATTGCTGGGCTCATTGTGACCGTGCTGCCAGACCAACGGAACAATTTCCTTATCCTGATGCTTGAAAGCATCCGGCATAATCGTCCGTCCATCTGAGCACTTAAGACCAGCCTTCGTGGCGTAACCACTGAAATCAGGCTTAGCCTCTTCTGCTCCCATTTTGAACGTCCTTCCCTAATCTTGGGTCTACAACAGATGCTAAATCAAGCCTAGTTTTGGATACGGTTCCATTAGTCTCGGATACGGTTCCATCAATCGGCAAATGCGCTTGCGGCATGTTACTATTGAGCAACTTGTCGGCATTCGGATCAGGATGCGGAGCCAAACCAACAACTTGACGCATCTCATTCGAAGTCATGATCTCGTTACGAGTAAACTTGTCCGCAATCTCAGCAATGTTCTCAACTGGAACCAACCGGAACGGATCTCTGAAGAAGAGAATCGACTGCTTTTGTGTTCTGGCCGTCTTGGTCAAGAATCTACGACGCATAGCTTCGACCATAGCGGTAAGAACAGGTTCAATAGTACGATTCCAATAATTCAGCATAGCTTTTTCATCGGCCGTACCATTCATGACCTCTTCGGTTAGACCTAGTTGACCATAGAGCATTGCGGTCAGGTATTCGATCTGGGCCATAAGATTGTTCTCGGCCGGACGATTCAGCTGAGTGATCTTCTCGGTTCCGTCCGTATAGGCAATACCATACTTACTTCCGGCTAGCTGAAATTCAATATCTGCACGACGCTGTTCAGCTTGCTGTCTACGAGCTTCAGACTTAATCACATATGGAAGCTGAATGATGAGATCCAGTTTTCCTGAAGCTGACTGCTGATCAATAACGTCTAGCAGGTTAAGTTTGTTGAGAAGACGCTGTAGAGTCGAATTCGGCTCGTTCATCACAGCATACAAAGGATTCTCAACAATAGCTACGGAAGTCTTGTGCAGAGTGATCTCTTCCCTAGCGCCTTTTGCCTCATTCCATAGACTTACACGCACATGATTCGGATACCATGTCACAATTTCGCCAACACGAAGTGTCAAGATGTCGAATCCACCAGTTTCCTGCGGATTAATCGATGTATCGACAGGAACAAGCGCTGCTACACCTTTGTCGAAAAGTGTCATAGCGACGTCTTGTCTAAACGCGCGAGCAGCTTGATCAATATTGGCCTCAAGAGTCAAACAATTATTGAGACCACTTTCAATATCTTGAATGTATCGATTATCTTGGTCCAATCGGACATGGCGCATGTCAACCGATGCAACATCAATGCTTAGACGCGTGTAAATCGAGGAGATGATTGAGCGTTCGTTAGGAATTCGAAGTCTAATACGATCTGGTCGAGAACCAGAAGAACCGCCTCCGACGTAATAAGGAACGCCTGTATCCGGCTGAACCGGCCAAGGAGAATTTCGTGGTCCTGCTTTCTCTCTAATATCTTGATTGGTAAATACGTTCCAGGCGTGTCTCAACGTCGTACGAAGTGTCGCCATCTCACCTCCTCTCTAATTATCCCCAACCGTTCCAATAGGCGAGGACAACAAACACCGCAATTACAATCACAGCAACATGAGCTAGATCTGCTAGATTAATTCTATGTCTGGGTTCCATTACTCGAACGCCTCCTTGTTCAACTTGTATGCAATCCAGGCGTCCATAAGAGCGGCCACATTATCGATCTTCTCGTCCTGACGCTTCTTCAACAACTTCCGATTCCCATTCGTATCCTCTAATGTGATTGCATTACCCATCGCAAACGACATGAGAGCCTGATCGAAAATCAGAAGTCGCTCTTCGGCCATGATCTTGATCTCACCCAAAGGAACCGACTCGGTCTTGGCTCCTTGAATGACCTTCTCAATACCAAACGGCCCGTTCTCACCTTCCCAACGAGCAACGAATTCTTTTGCATTGTAAGGATCATAGCCCAGAGCTCGACAATCATACTCGGACTGTATGATGAACTGATCCAGATCATCATAGACTTCCATCATGTCGAGAATGTTGCCAGGCATTACATGAAGACTTCCTTCATTGATGAACTCTTCGTACTTCTGCCGCATTGCTGCAGGCAGTTTCATCAACGTAAGTTCGGTAATGTAGCTTCTGGTCTTTACTCCGAACTTCTCGTATCCCAATGGGAAGAGAAACGTGAACGCACAGAAGTCATCACCCTGAGAAAGGTCTGCGCCGAGAGCACACGGCATCTGCCAGAACTCTCTACGACGATGCGGAAGGGTCTCTTCGTAAGTGAAGAAGTACGTGTAACCCTCCATTGGGATTCCGAAGCGCTTCGCGAGAATGTCATTGCGAGACGCTGGTGCCTTTTCGGCCCGTTCCACATCAAGCTGATATGTTTCATAAGACACCGTCATTCCCAAGTTGGGATTTGCCTTCAACCACATCGCCGGATCGGCTACTTCTTCAATTTCATCTAGCTTGTAATGCCAGATCGAAACATGCGGCGCGTAGTACTCTCCCTTGAGGATGTCAGCTAACTCCATTTTGATGGTGTCACCTGAACCGGCACGAACGGTTCCTTCAGAGCTAATAGCTACGATCAGATAGTCCTCGAGTTTGGAAGCTCCTTGCTCGACTGCGCCCACTACATCTTCTCGAAGATCACCCGACAACCATTCGTCGATCGTGGAGATCTTAGGGCGAAGTCCCTGCAGCTTGTTAATGGCCATTGGGCGAATTTCGAGTATCGATCCAGTAAGGAAGTTCTCAATACCCTTCTTGGTCGAAGCAAGCTTGACTCGAAGAGCTCTTGATCCGGTAGTATTCTGAAGCGAACCCTCCGTCAAGAACTTGAACAAAGGCCCGCGCGAGCGCGTGATGGATGTACGAAACGGAGACAGAACTTCTTCTGCCTGTTTCATCGTTGGCGCCGTATTGATCTGGTGTGTGGTCGACGTGTCTACGTTTAAGAAGTAGCTATGAATCATGAAAGCGTACATCGACTTGGCGGCACCACGAGCAACTATTAGATACTGCTTAAGCGTGAGACGTTTCTTGATCTGACGTGTCTCGTAGTGTCCGCCATGATTGTCTTTCGTAGGAACATAGACGCTACGCTCAACGAAGTAGTACCAACCAAAGATTTGTTCGGCCCAAAGTTTGAACGAATCAAGAAGATGAAGATCCGATCCATCCGTTAGAGTCAATTCTCCTTCGCAATAACGAATGAATCCTTCAACCGCTTGGTCGTCGTAATAGATGTTTTGGTTAGCAATGAGCGAATCGATCCGATTCATCTCCATGGAGACTTCACGGTTCACAGGAATCTCACCACGGAGAACTGCCTCGCGAAACCGACCGTAATACGTCGGCACCGCAGTATTAGACAGTCCCAAGCTAACCTCCTTTCCTAAGCTGCAGCGGCAGCCAACTTCAAGGCCTTCTTACCTACTGCTGCGCTACCAGTTTTGGCGAGAGAATCGACATTCTGATTAGCCGAACGTCCAACGGCAGCCAACACGAATCTATGCGCTTTGCTCTTTTCGTTATACTGAAGACGCTTGACATTCTGTTCTAGCTGAATTCGCCTCGCATAGTCATTCAATTCCTGATCAGAAAGAGACTTGAGCCCGCTTTTCTTTCCCT